GCCGCATATTATGAAGAGAAAGCCGAATGCGTAGGGCAGAGCGGCATTTCTTCGGATGCCCCGGACGCCTTGGAACGGCTTGAAAAAAAGCTGGCGGAAAGGGAAAAAGCCCACGCATGGATGAAGGAAGTCAACAAGGCTTTCAAGAAAGGTGATGCGGCCTTGCTTGCCCTTGGCATGACGCAGGCTCAAATCGACAAAATGCGGGCAACTATGTCGAGCTGTCACCATCAACCGTACCCACAATTTTCGCTGACGAACAACAGCGCGGAGATACGGCGCATCAAGGTACGGATTGAAAAGCTCAAGGCTACGGCTCAGAACGTGACCATCAAGACGCCTTTCGCTAGCGGAACCATCGTCGACAACGTTGAAGAGAATCGGCTGCAAATCTTGTTCGACGATAAGCCCGACGCCGACACGCGGACCAAGCTCAAGAGTCACGGCTTTCGCTGGAGCCCGCGCAATGGAGCATGGCAAAGGATGCGGAGCAATGCCGCAACGTATTATGCCAAGCAGATTTGTGGAATTGTCGATTGAGGAGAACAGATCATGATTCGCGTCTGCATTTATCATTACGAGATGGGGGCATTTCGCTGGGCATGGATTCAAACTGTAACCCCGGTAGAACTCATACATATTCAAAAATCAGAGTTCAGGCGAGTTTTAATCCTGGATGAAGATGATTGGTATGGGGCTTCTGCCCCATCAATTTTGTGATGCCCTTAAACCCACAGCCTAGCCCCATCGAAAAGCCCGGAACCAACCGGGCTTTTTCATTGGTTCTGGGACCCCGGAACGAACTTCAACCGAGAGGATACAGCCATGTGTAACCCTTACGAATATAAACCGGAAGATGAGCCCCGCGTGTGCGCCACCTGCGCCCGTTTCTTCGAGTTCGATCAGGTGTGCAACGTGCCGGAAACCGTGGTGAAGGCCATGAAGGAACGGTTCGGCATCGCGCTGGCCGATTCGGAAATCGCCATCGAACCGGACAGGATCACCGACTGTACGGAATGGGTGAGCGCCGAACTCCACGACAGGAACGCCCTGTATGAGGCCAAGCAGGAAAAGAGGAGGGTCGCATGAGCGCCGCTATCTTCTGCCCGCACTGCAAGCTCAAGTACGACAAGGCCGTGAGGCTCAGAAGGCACCGCGACTTCTGGATCTGCTCGTCCTGCGCGGAACACTACACCGCCGAAACGCTGGCCACGGCGTGCGAGAACGCCGCACGGTCGTTTCTGGCAAAGGCCAACTACCTTAAAATCATGGCACGGAGGGCGGCGGCATGAAGATCGACATCTGGAAAAGGCCGTGGCTGGCGGTGCTCCTCCTGTTCCTCTGCTTTCTGCTCGTGGGCTATTTTGAGCGGCAGGATCAGGAACTCTTTGAACGAATGGCCCCGTTCACGGAGGCCCTGCGATGAACTGGACGGACGACGCCTACAGCGACGAACACGGCCCCTGGACGGACGAGGAACTCATGATCGCGGCGGGCAATGCCGCACGGCGCAAGGCCCTGCGCCGGAAAACGACGGAAGGAGACGACGATGTGTGACCAGCCGCAGCCCACGGGCATCTATCAGGCTATGGCGGAAATCCTCGCGGAGATCCCGTCCATCGGGAAGGACAATAAGAACAAGGAACAGGGGTTCAAGTACCGCGGCATCGACGACGTGTACAACGCGCTGCATCCGCTTCTGGCAAAGCATAAGGTATTCATGGCCCCCACAGTGCTCTCCCGGGCCAGCGAAGACCGCACGACCGCAAAGGGCGGTGCGATGCAGTGCGTGACCCTTTCCGTGGAGTACCGCTTCTTCCATGCGGACGGCTCGTCCATTTCCTGCACGGTCATGGGCGAGGGCCGAGACACTTCGGACAAGGCCACCAACAAGGCTATGGCTGTGGCCCACAAGTATGCCCTGCTCCAGACGTTCTGCATCCCCACCGAGGACATCGGACAGGACGACCCCGACGCCGAGACGCCTGAGCCCGTGCAGCCGAGGCAGGACGCCCGCCCGCAGGTCATGAGCGGCCCCGTGGACTTCGACAAGGTACGCGCGGAACTCGCCCGCATGACCACGGAAGAGGAACTGCAGGAATACTGGAAGAAGGTGCGGGTTGAAAAGGAACACCGCCACTTCAACCAGCTTTCCCGGCTGTTCCTCGACCGCCGCAAGGAACTCGCGCCGAAGCGGGAAACGCCGTCTCCCGAAAAGCCCCGCCCCACGTCATCCATCCCGAACATCATCCCGGCGGCTCAGGTCATTGCCGAGTTCAACGCCTGCGAGACGGTCACGGCCCTGTTCGCGGCAGCAACCCGCCTTGCCGTCCCGGAAAACCACCCGGAGATTGCCGCCATCCGTGAAGCCTTCCGGGTACGCCGGAAGCAGATTGAAGCGGGCCAGACCCGCGCCGCGTAATCCGTGCCCCGCCCGACCATCGGACGGGGTTTTCTTTTATCCCGCCAGCAGGAGAATCCATGAGTCTCAACAAAGTGATGATCATCGGGCGGCTCGGACGCGAGCCGGAACTCAAATACACCCAGAGCGGCAGTCCCGTCTGTACGTTCAGCGTCGCCACGGACGAATCCTACACGGACAACAGCGGGCAGAAGGTCGAAAAGGCCGAGTGGCACCGCATCGTCGTGTTCCAGAAGGCGGCGGAAAACTGTTCGCAGTACCTCGCCAAGGGCAGCCTCGTCTTCATCGAAGGCAGGCTCGAAACCCGCAAGTGGCAGGATCAGCAGGGGCAGGACCGTTTCGCCACGGAAATCAAGGTGCAGCGCGTCCAGTTCCTCGACCGCAAGGCGGACGGGCAGTCCAGCCAGCAGCAGGAAGGCG